CGTAGTGATGAGGAGCGGACCTATCCGCACACCGCGGAGCTCGGTCCCCGCCTGTTGCAGGAAGAGTATGTGGTAATCTCTGTGGGCGCGACATCGGACAACAAGATCATCCCTGAGCATGTGATCGAAGCCGTGATTCGCTGGTGCGTGGTTCATGAGTACAAGCCGGTTATCCTCGGCAAGTCAGACACGATAGTGAAAGCCGTCGGCGAGGATCAACCTCTCAAAGTGAGGTATCGCTATGATGCTTTGGATGAAGAAGTTAGGGCCTGTGCCCTCGACCTTCGAGATAAGACTGATCTGCTACAAGCCCGGGATTATCTTGGGCATTCTTCTGCGGTTGTTGGCGTTGACGGGGGTATGCTTCATTTGGCAGGAACCACTGCGGCCCCAATCGTCTACGGATACACGACGGTAAATCCTCTCGATCGCGGGATAGTCCGATTCGGCCAGATGAATTGGAACCTTGTTCACGTCGGGCCGCGGGATCTCGCCTGCGTAGGTTGCCAGGGTAATATCCCGCTACTGATCAGTCATGATTTTCGTTATTGTCTTTATCGCGATAACCTCTGTGTGGATCGCCTCTCTGGAGAGGATTTTGTAAATGCGTTATCGGCCCTCGGGCTATAGGAGATAAGCCAAAATGAGTACAGCAAACGGAGTTCATTACTTGTTTCAGGAAGGTGAAGGCGGCGGCGAAGTTGGCGGCGCAGGTGGCGCCGGCGGTGAAAGCGGTGATAAAGGCGACGCAGGCAAAGGCGGTGCGGGTGATAATCCGCCGTGGTATGGCACCGCCGATGCCGAAACAGTAGCCTATGTTGAAAAGAAAGGATGGGCCGGCTCCGCCGGAGTGATTAAGTCCTACCGTGAGGCGGAAAAGTTCATCGGCCGTGATCCGAGCACCCTGGCGGTACTTCCGCGCTCAGATGACGCGGAAGGCCAGCGGGCGCTGTTCGCTAAACTCGGTATGCCGGCAGATCCGAAAGGCTACAACATTGATACCCCGGAGGACATGCAAATCGATCCGGCATATCAAGAGTGGGCTCGATCGACTTTTCATGAGCTTGGTTTGACGGCGCAGCAAGCGGAGAAGTTGTCCGCCAAGCACAACCAATTTGCGCGGGATTTGGCCGCCAAGGAAGCCAAGGATTACGACCTCAATGTGCAGTCTGACAAGGCAGCGCTTGAGCGTGATTGGGGTGGCGGCTACGATCGCATGATGAGCCGCGCCAAGTTGGCGGTGAACGAACTCGGGTTTAGTCAGGAAGCCGTGGATGCCCTTGAGGATAAGCTCGGCTATGCCGGAGTGATGAAGTTCTTTGCCGGCATTGGTGGCAAGCTCGGGGAGGACCGCTTTGCCGGCGGTGACGGCGGCGGTGGGACTAATTTCACCGGCAAGATGACGCCGGCGGAAGCCCGGCAAGCGTGGGATGGTATGAAGTTGGACGCCAACGAAATGAAGGCGTTGCAGGATCCTTCACATCCCGGGCATAGTGCCGCAAAAACCAAGCAAACGAAGCTTTTTCAAGTGATGTACCCGGAATAGGCTTGATTTGTAAGGAAACTTTCCCGTGCGGAGAATAAACTCCGCACGGGATGGTATACTGATAGAGATAGGGAAGCGCGCGGACAAGGCATTGCCCCCGCAGCCGCTATCCGCAAGGCCCCCGTTAGGGACAAGCCGGCAATCGCCAGCCTGACAGGCGAAAGACGGTAGTTTTTAACAACCATAACGGAGGGCATCATGCCTGACAATATCACGACGGCCTTTGTACAACAGTACAAAGCAAACGTCGAGCTGCTTCTGCAGCAAAAAGAGTCGCGCCTCCGCGCCGCTGTAATGACCGGCTCGCACGTGGGTAAAGCCGCTAGCGTGGTCGAGCAGTTCGGTGAAGCAACTGCGCAACTCAAAACCAGCAGACACTCCGACACCCCTTTGCTTGACTTGTCGCAAGACAAGCGTTGGGTTTTCCCGCTTGACTATGAGTGGGCGAGCCTGATCGACAAGGAGGATCGGGTACGTATGCTGATCAACCCGACCGACCCGTACGCCCAAGCGGCTGCAGGGGCCATTTCCCGTGCCTATGATGACGAGATCCTGGACAAGATCTTCGGCACCAACTTCACGGGTGAAAACGGCACGACTTCGGACACCTTCGATACGACCAACTACCAAGTTGGCGTGAACATAGGTGGCACGGCGTCGAGCCTTAATTCGGCCAAGCTGCAATCCGCAATGCAAAAGCTGATCTCCGCTTTCAAAGGCGAGATCATGGAACCCCTCTATGGCGCGATTGGCTCGTTTGAGCATGACGCGCTGTTGAAGGAGATTCAGGTTGTCAACAAGGACTACAACGGCGGAAGCGCCGTCCTTGAAGATGGCCGCGTGCGGCGTTTCATGGGCTTCAACTTCATCCTGACCGAGCGGCTGAATATTTCGAGCGGCAACCGTCTGGTGCCTCTATGGGCCAAGAGCGGCGTGTACCTCGGGCTGTGGCAGGACATGGTTGCGAAGATCACGGAACGGGCCGATAAGTCGTATGCAACGCAGGTCTATGTCTGTGCGACGTTCGGTGCTACCCGCACCGAGGACGGCAAGCAGATCCAGGTCCTCTGCGACGACCAAATCTAACCGACTAACCAAGGAGAATTCTCATGGCTTACAGTGTAACTTCTTCGGTCGTGTCGGATCAGAAGTCCACCCCCATCGTCAAGGTCAACCAAGGCGAGAAGGGCGGGCGTGTCCGCTCGACCTACGGCTTTGCTACAATCGTCGCATCTACGGCTGCACAAACCAATGCTTTCGTGCGGGTTCCCGCGCGGGCGCGTATCGAGCGCATCACGGTACTCAATGCCACGATGGGCGACGGCGCGCTGGACCTCGATCTGTACCGTACCAACGAAACCCGTATCACCACAGCAGGCTCGGTGATGCCGGATATGGCGTTGACGGCGCATACGGAAGCTAACCCTCTGGTCCTTGACCGCACAGAGGAGGAAATGGGCCAGACGTTGGCTGACTGGTTTTCAACCGAGATCGGCACGGCTGGTGCAACCAATGACGTGGAATTTGACCTCGTGGGGGTAGTGATCACGAGTTCGACGGGTACTGCGGTTCCCGTCGGCATGCAGGTCGAATACGTCCTTCCCGAGTAACCCGTCTTAAGAGCGGGACTCGATTCCCCGGGGGCTTCGGTCCCTGGGGGATTTTTCCAACTCAGGAGAGTTTCATGGCAGACGAAGCAACGGTTTTTTCCCTGACGACCGCGGAGATGGCAACGGACGTTGCCGATCAGGCGGGCGGGGCTGACGTTGATGTGGCGACTGAAGATGCCGCCACGGTAACGGCGAGTATCGACATCGGGCTTTACTTTCTCAAAGATCCCTATGAGGATACGGATGGTCGCAGCAAATTGCTACGGCATCTGGAAAAAATCCGGGCGAAGATTATCGGATCTGATTGGCCGCCGGTTTAATCGGTTTACTAGGGGATAGACATGGGTAAAATCATTACCCTTAGAAGTACTACCACCAGTGTCGGGGCGGTTGCCTACACCGCTGGTGACGAGATCAGCAACAGCGCTACCGCCGGCTCGGTAGTGCGTGCTACCTTTGAATTAGCCGGGTTTCAACGCGGCATAATCCGAGGGGCGCAACTGGACGTAACCGCGGCATCAAGCAATGTGGTTACAACGGTGTTTGATGTAGAACTCCTGCTGTTCAAGACGGCAAATGTTCCCGCCGCTGTGGGGGATAATGTAACCCATCCTATTGCCGCGGCAGTGAGGGCACTTGCGCCCGGGGCGTTCCGTTTTGATGATACCGGATGGACTGGCCCGCTAGGCACTGTTGCCGCCGGCACATCGCAAATTCAGAAAGTGGGTGCGCAGGTGGTTATGCCCACAGCCTCGCCGACGCTACAGCATGGCTACGTCGGGCACATCTTTGAATTCAAGGGTGGTGAAGAGGCGACACTGACCGCGGTGTTGCGCGCACTTGCCGCGTGGACTCCGGTGAACGTTGTCAATACTTTCGGGATCACGCTTGATATAGAAGTTCAATAGATCCCGGCGTTAGGAGTGAAGTATGGCTACCTCTGAAGTCGGGATTGCAAACCGGGCGCTGCAGAAGCTCGGAGCGGGTCGGATCTCGTCGTTGTCGCAGGATCACCCGAACGCGCGTTCCATGAATGCTGCATACGCCCTTGTGCGTGATGCGGAAATAAGGCGCTATGACTGGGCCTTCGCTATCAAGCGGGCGAGTATCGCCGCGGACGGCGACGACACCCTCTATGGCGACTTCAATCGGTTTTCCCTGCCGAATGACTACCTGCGGATTTTGCTGGATCCCGAGGATCAGTCCGTGGTGGATTGGCGCATTGAGGGGCTGCATATCGTAACCAAGGATGCGGCGCCGCTTGAGATTCGCTATATCGCCCGTATCGAGGACCCCAACTTCTACGACTCGCTGTTTATTGAGGCGTTGGCCTGTAAGTTGGCGCTTGAGACTTGCGAGGACGTTACCGGCAGCACGTCCAAAAAGGAAAGCGTCAAGGACGATTATGGTTTTGCGGTGGCAGAGGCCAAGCGCCTTGGCTCGATAGAGCGCGCGGAGCAAGATCATCCCGACGATGAGTGGCTGGAAGCGAGGCTGTAACTCATGGGCCGCGCCAGCGCCATTCAGAACTCCTTCAACGGCGGAGAACTTTCCGCGCTCCTGCTCGGCCGGCAGGATTTGGAGAAGTACGGCTCCGGGCTGTTCGTTTGTCTGAACGCCATACCCTTGGCGCAGGGCGCCTGGACCCGTCGCCCGGGCACCATCTACCTGCATCAGGCCCGGCATCACGACAAGCTGGCACGCCTTTTCCCGTTCCAGTACTCGATTACCCAAACTTACATTCTGGAGTTTGGCGAATTGTATATCCGCTTCTTCACGGCGCATGGCATCCTGACGGAAACGGCGCAGTCGATCACGTCTATCAGTAAGGCTGATCCGGGCGTAGTGACTAAGACGGCCCACGGCTACAGCAACGGAGACCGGCTGTTCTTTTCAGATGTGGTCGGTATGACCCAAGTGGGCGGTCAGGAATTTGTGGTTGCCAACAAAGCCGCCAATACGTTCGAGTTGACGGATAGTGACGGTAACAACATCGACACGACGAACTACGACACCTTCACGTCAGGAGACATGGCGAAGGTCCTGGAGATCACGACCACGTTCACTGAAGCTGAGTTGGCAGAGATTCGCATCGTGCAGTCGGCGGATACGCTTTTCATTCTGCACCCTGACCATGAGCCGCAGAAACTGGTTCGCAACTCAGCGTTATCGTGGACCCTTTCCGAGCTGGAGTTCACGGATGGACCCTACGATACGCAGAACTCAACCAGTACGACGCTTTCGCCTTCGGCTGCTACTGGCTCGGTGACTATTACGGCGAGCGCGGGCACAGGTATCAACAACGGTACGGGCTTCCAGGCCGGGGACGTTGGCCGCCTCATACGCATGAAGGAGGGCACGACTTGGGGTTATGCCGAGGTCACAGCGGTAGGCTCCACCGTTTCAGTGACCGCTACCGTGCTGTCCACCTTGACCAATACCAATGCCAAATCCGCTTGGCGGCTTGGTGTGTGGTCAGATACCACGGGGTTTCCGACCTGCGGGACCTTCTACGATGATCGGCTTTTCCTTGCCGGTGCGGCGAGCTTCCCGCAACGTTTGGATGGCTCCAAGGTAGGGGTTTACACGAACTTTGCACCTTCGGCTAACGACGGCACCGTTTCCGACGATAACGCGGTGGCCTTTACCCTGAATGCGGACGACGTAAACGCAATTAAGTGGCTGGCCCCGAATGAGAAGGGCTTGCTCGCCGGCACGAGCCGCGGCGAATGGCAAGTGAAAGCTTCATCGCTGAATGAGGTAATTACGCCTACCAATATCTCCGGTAAACCGTCCACCCGACACGGCAGCGCGGATGTGGCGCCGATTGCGGCAGGCAAGGCCGTGCTCTTTTTACAGCGCGCCGCCCGTAAGCTGCGGGAGCTTGTCTATGTGTTCGAGGTTGATGGCTTCCGGGCGCCGGATATGACTCTGCTTGCGGAGCACATCACTAACCCGTCAATGACCGAGCTTTCCTATCAAGAGCAGCCGCAGGCCATAGTGTGGGGCACCCGATCGGACGGGGTATTGCTCGGTTTCACTTACGAGCGCGATCAGAACGTGGTTGGCTGGCACCGTCATGAGCTTGGCGGACAGAGCGACGTCGACGGGTTGCTGATCCCGGTAGTTGAAAGCGTCGCGACAGTGCCTTCGCCGGATTCAACGCGCGATGAACTCTTCATGATCGTGCAGCGCTACATCAATGGCGAGAAACGATTTGTAGAGTACATGAGCAAGATTTGGGAAGTCGAGGATGATCAAGAGGACGGCATCTTCCTTGATATGGCCTGGACTCAAGTGAATGGCTCCCCCTCTGCTACCGTGACCGGATTGATTCAGCATGAGGGGGAAACGCTGAGCGTCTACGCCGACGGCACTGAGCATCCGGATGTGACAGTGGCCAACGGCAAAGTTACTTTGAACGGCCTGTTTAGTATCGTTACCCTCGGCTATGCTTACAACAGTGATGGGCAGAGTATGCCGGTTGAGGGCGGAGCGCAGGACGGCAGTGCCCAAGGCAAGATCAAACGCATCAACCGGGTTGGTTTCTGGCTGGTTGATACCCTTGGCCTTAAGGTCGGTCGGGATACGGACAATCTGACTGAAATCCTAGTGCGGCAGTGGGGTGATTTGTTTGGCAATGAAACGCCACTTTTTACGGGGGTTAC